ACCAACGGCGTCGCCCCTACTCAAGTACTAAGGCTCAATCTCAACAGCATTTTCAGTCATCCGTACCAGTACGAAAATGGACTCAACATCGCCCCCGCACCTGGCGTCGCAACTATCAGCAGTTACGCCCAAATCGCACCACTTTCAGCAGATCTACCACGACCTTTCCCAAACGCACAGGGTATTCCAAGTCCGGCCGCACTCGCAGCGTTCCCGCATCATCCCGGCGGCATCTTCGATCATCCTACAAGTCCTGGTAATTTGTACCAACGATACTGTGTCATCGGAACCAAGCTTACTCTAGTCTTCGTACCAGACGCACCCGATCTCACTGGCCAGCCCAATCAAACATCCAGCTCCACTGATCCAGCTTATCCAGCAGCCACCATGGACGCCAACTCCAATCAGTGCACTCCCACCATGCTAGGTGTCAACTACCAATACAACGGCTACGGAGCCGATTGGATCACACAATCCACCAAATGGGAGGACATGAAGGACCGACCCCAAATGAAATGCGTTCGAGTAGAAGGTAACTACGGTCTCGGAGGAGACAAGGTCGAGAACAACAAAATCGGCAAGCAGGCAGCAATGGTCTGCAGTTTCACGCCCCGACAGGCATACACGTACGATTCTATCAACGACGCAGAGGAACTCTGGGGCCAGACAGGCAAGGGCACAGTTCCCGGATTCACAGCAGATGGCGTCCCCGCCCAGTCACTCATCACCCAACCGGACAAGTTAGCCACCGCTTCCATCTTCCTCACTCAGCTCTTCCCACACCCGAACCACGGAGCAGTCTCCGGCATTCTTCAGCTCAAGGTCGAAAAGACCATAGTATTCAAGGATCCCTTTGTTTCAAACAACAACGCAGACAGCGCCCAACAGGACGCACCAATGAACACCGACGGCGGAGAAGCAGGAGGTATCTTACCCCAATCTACAATGTGGCGCGCCGGCAGCACGCTAGGCGCAGGCTTAGGCATGGCTGTACACTTGATGTAACTAACTAAACGCAGGCACCCACTACGGTGAACTCTAGGTAAACGCTCATCCCCTGGATACATCATTCGCGGACGCGGAAAACGGAACTATAATAGTTATGACATATAAGCAAATGTGCGCGCGCAGCGCACATGCAGCTCCTCGTTCAAAAAGTAAATTGCATACGCAGCATTCTCGCTTCCACCGCCCCGTAAGGATCATTTAGAGATAACGCGCAATTGTTAATGAAGATTCGCGGCACCATAGGCGGAATGTCAATGTCGTAGAGTCCAGATGGAGACATCTTGACGCATCCACCTCCTTCGATATCAAACAGTGAGTTAGTAGACTCCTCATCTAGCTCAGTAGAAATCTTTACGTCGTCGAATAGCACACAATCTTGATTTGTGAAGTGGCGGAGCCGCGCTAGAGACCCCTTCACGTAAAGCCAGGTCAGACCCATGTGACGGAGGATATGCTTGATACTCTGGGTCTTACCAATCCGAGTCTCGCCTGAGACAACGAGCGCATGTACCTTAGGGTCCCAGTCCCGTGGTACCCACCAACGGCAAGGCCCGTGAAAGACGATCTCCTTGTGATGGCTTTTAGCTCTCTTAGCAAAGTGCTTTTCAGCCGCGCCTGCGTGCTGCAACATCCACTTAGGTTCTTTCGTCCATAGCAAATCGGCAGCCTCACTCCAAGTTCTCTTCTTAGCAGCCTCGCTAAACGAACCCCTTTCGTAGTAATTCGTGATAAGATCACCATGCTTCGCGCAATAGGATTCCCATCCTTTGCCAGGGTTATTAATGTTGGGATGCACACCTCGGAAATCAAAATAACGCTCATTGTAAGTGTTGATTTTTTCAGAGTATTTTAAGTTAGCGTGGAAATGTAATTTTCCAGACGCGTGATTTTCGGTCGCAATCAGATAGTCACACTCGCCGAACCCAAGCAGAAATGTTTTGAGCACCTCCGCAGATTCCACTGGATTTTCATCAGCATCAGTCGGACACGAATATGTAAGTCCAACTTTTTTTCGCTGAATTCTGAACTCAGACGTCGACATAGTCAGGAGTAAATTTGTGGCGAAGTTTGCGTACTAAGATTCCTATAGCAAACAGAGCAAACGGAGCAAAAGAGAAAAATTTAAAATCATTTTTTTCTCAAAGAGTCCAAGTTGGACGACCAAATAACTACAAACCATACTCATAATATATTCGATTTCACACATTGTGTGGTCACAATCCAAATGCCACGTTTCGGCAAAAGGGCCAAAAAATCCAAAAAGCGTATCCGCAACTGGTCGGCACCACAATACGTCCAGTCCATCCCGCGGGTCAATTCATTCCCACTTACCGTCGCACGTCGCGCAACCTACGAACAGCAATGGCGTTTCCACAACGGACCCGGTACCAACGGCGTCGCCCCTACTCAAGTACTAAGGCTCAATCTCAACAGCATTTTCAGTCATCCGTACCAGTACGAAAATGGACTCAACATCGCCCCCGCACCTGGCGTCGCAACTATCAGCA